GAATAAGAACGAAATTGGGAATCCAATTAGATTCTTATTCTAGAGAAACAACAAATAAAAGAGACAAGATAGAGGCAAAGATATAACTAAAGCAATCAATCTTCCCTGGCGAGGGTTACAACGCTAAACAATCAGTGCTAAGTGCAGGAGAGCAAACAAGTACGTGCAAGTTGAGCGAAATGGATTCTGAGATAAAGAACGACAGTGGGAGGTTTAGTGCGGATAAGATAGTGTCCCGCAAACTGAGAGCCTACCTGGGGAGCACTAAATGCACATTAGAGTACAGAGAAAGAATTTTCTCATCACTGGGAAGATTAAATGATAAGGTAATAGAGGGTTTATATGCTATAGTGATACCCTCAGGTGGTGGCAAAACAACCATGGCAAGAGAATTTGGTTTCATAGATGTAGATGAAGTGATAGGGAACCAAGCTGTGATGGAGAAGTTGGTGCTGGAAAGGAGAGAGCTGATTAGATGGGGGAAAGACAGATGGGAAGAACACAACAAAGTGTGGTACAACCAGGTCCACAGTGTATTGGCGAAGTACGATTTTCAGAACAATCCAGGAATAATAATGGTGCACACAGAGGAGATGGCGTATGAGCTTGGCGCTCAGCCACTAATTGCCCTGACCCCAAAGGACTCTCTATATAAGCAGAGAATGAAGGGGAGAAATGAGTTAGAAAGAATGTTGGCTGTGGACAATTTGGAAATTGTGAGGCACAGGACTCAATCAGTAGACATAATAGGGTACGGATCATGGAAAGAACTGAAACAACTCATAGCCGGTGTTGCTTGGGAAGAGGTTGAGATGGCCGCACCATTTAGAGATTACAATAGAAAACCAGCACATGGTTGGCCTATTGGTTATGGTGAGGATGTAGCCTTATGGATAATGCAAGGGAAAACAGATGACGTCGAGGACATGAGAATAGTTGAGAGGTTACACAGAGAAGGGTCAGTACCTGATATCTGCTTAAGTTATTACTCAGAGAAAATATATGGCATTAAGAAGATAGAGACTAAGGGAGAGACACTATGTAGAGAGTGGATTAGCATATGTGGTGAGATAACCAACTGTGGTAAGATGGACACAGTCACAGAGATGGAGGTGATAGCTAATGACCTGAACTTGGTTTACCCATATGAGAGCAAGATGGCTATGAACAAGAGAACAATTGGACTGAGGAGACTGCTGGAAAATATGGAAGCAATGAGAAATGACATAATGCGAACGGTGTTGTTAAATAGGAGAGGTTCAAACCAGAATCTAGTTGTTGGAATTCTGATATGGGTAGGTGGTGTGCTATCCAATATGAGGGTTGAGATACAAGACAGTGTACTAAGATCAGAAATATTACTGGTTCCTGATGAGGACTGGATCAAAATGGGAAAGAAGGTCCATGATATGGTGAGGAGGACAGGAACATTTTTTGGAACAACGATAAACGTGCAAGAAGCTCAAAAGTTGATGTACTTACACATGTTATATGGCAGGTTTGTATACCAAGTAGATGAAGAAGCTGAAATAGATAAGAGAAAAAGAGAGCTTAACGATACAAAAATGGCATATCTGGATGGCGAGTGGAGAGTAGATGAGTTTGACAAATTAGAATTAGAAGGAATAAGAGATGCATACAGAAGATTATGTGACTCAATAACACCCCAGAGAGTCATGGACTTTTCAGAATTTTGGAAGAGGAGGAGATCTTGGGCAGCGAAGGGGAGTACTGTTGTATATGAAGGTGAGAAGAAGTACATGCTAGAGATAGTTGATGAAGTAATTAGACAATTAGAGCTGAGACACAACAAAAAATCTTTGATGGAAGATGAGGCTGAGTGTTGTAAAATAATTTCTGGGATAATTAGAGACCTAGGAAGGAATGACACAAAAATGGTGCCCAAATTTGAGTCGGCTGCTAAAAGGGCATTGTTGCCAGGAAACCTGTACCATTATGTGGTATTCTCTTATGTGCTACTTATATTTGAGAATTGTGCATCCATAGGTGACGTGAGACTGGGGAACGACAGGGACAATAGTTTTGGTGCATTTGACTCAAAATTAGAGACAAATTTGACAAGATTTGTCTATGACTTTGCAGACTTCAATGCTCAACACAGTAGAAGAAGTATGGCTAGAGTGATGAGCGTGCTGAGTGAAACCGTAGACCCAAATGAAACACTGGGATTCTGTTTAAAATGGATGAGTCTATCCTTCAACAAGATGGAAGTTATCAAAGAAGGTGGTGGAGTTGAGAAGCTGAAATCTGGACTATATAGTGGTTGGAGAGGAACAACTTGGATAAATTCAGTGCTGAATCATGCGTACATGTACGTGGCTAGAGTATGTTTCAACAGATTGTACGGATATGAACCCTTTGTTGAGTATGAAGGTGCCGGAGATGATGTAGATGGAGTAGTTAAAGACATATCGACTGCAGGCAAATTATACAGGATAACTGTTGAGATGGGACTAGAGTCAAATGTGCAGAAACAACTTTTTGGTAAGAGAGCTGAATTCTTAAGAGTAAGCTATGAAAGTGGGTATGCAGGCTCAAGTATATGCAGAGTGCTAGGAAACTTCATATCCGGGAACTGGGAAGGTGAAGGTGGCAGTGTGAGTGATAGGCTGACATCAGCTATTGATAATATATTGACACTAGGCAGGCGTGGATTAGATGAAAGTATGGTGAAAGTATTGTACAGGTGTGTTCTTATGCACGTAGGGAGGATATTTGATGGCGATGAATGGATTGGACTAAGCCCTTGTATACTACATGGGAGAATGGAAGATAATGGATTTGGAATACCAGATGAAGATGGATGCGTCTGGGAATTAGAGAAGAAAGCGCCAGCACCTGACGGTTGGCTAGGTTACATTAAACTACCAGCCAAGACCGCATCTAGAGACTGGGTCGATGTGATAGATGAGGAGATAAGAGATAGAGGACTGAAAGTTGGAGATGTTGATAGGTTGAGTGAACTGTTAGCAAGAGACAGCTATGATGTAAAAAGTGTAGCGGACAGGTTCGGAACTGAGATAAGTCCAGAAATATGGAAAAAGTATTGGACATATAAGTGTAAAGTGGTGAAAAAGTATAAGATAGAGACAGATGTGATAGATGAAGGGATGTTGTTAGATTTCCTGGAGTGGTTGGGTGGCGAGGAGACACCAACTTTAGATCAACTGTCAAAGTTAGAGATTTTAGGTCCATACATAGAAACGATTGTGAGTGGAGATGATAAGCCAGTGACAGAAGAAGAATGGTATGGAGAATTGTATGACGCGCCCAGAAGATTAGAGAATATGAAATTACAAAGATGGAAAGTGGTATTGTGCCCACCTTTAGTACAATCAAAGATAGCTAGATGGTGTAAGGAAATGGTTGCCAATGATATGGTGACACAGTTTACTGGGATGCGAATATACCAAATAGTGAGTAATACCTATGGTAGTATTTTTGGATTTGAGATATAGAGTAGGGTAGCTAATTATAGTAATTTAGATTTGTTGTATATAATAGAATATAGGACTAAGCGTTTTTAGTC